ATTCAACCAGACCCTGTTGAAGACGCTCAGGTGGACGACATCAAATCGGAACGCCGGGCGGCTTCAAATCGGAATCAGTGGGCGGCTTCGCGTTGGAATGCATGGGCGGATAAATCGGAATCCGCACCATGTCGTCGAAAATGTCGCGCTCGGGCCGGAACACCTGGTTTTCGGCAACGATATAGCTGGTGTACGCCACTGAGAAATTCTGCGCCTGGATGTCACCAACGAACAGCGGCGGCAGCCGGAAATGCCGGCGCGTGCGATCGTGGCAGTTCTTATCGTACTCCTGAAATAGACCGTCCTTCTCACGGTCCTGCCCGAACGTATGCACGTTTATGCCGACCGTGCCCGACTTATCGAGCGTGCCGGAGGTCGCCTGCGTCTCCAGGATGGCGATACGGTTTTTGACCTTGGTCGTGCTGTTGAACTGGTCCTCCAGCGATTGCCGGGCCTTCTGCGTCATCGCGCCACCCGACAGGGTGATCAGCGCTGGGGGCAGGCCGCCTGATTCGAAGTATTCGAGGTTGAATTCTTCGGCCCGGCGAGAGCCGAGCACGGACGGGATCGCGCCTTCCCAGCGGGGCAGGCCATACGGCGTGTAATAATGCGGGTTCAGCTTCAGGTGGATGATCTCGGTGCCGCGCTTGGAGTAATCCAGCGGATTCTGGTTGTCCTCCCAGATACCGGTTTCATAGTTCACATGCCGAGTTGCGCCGAACTCGCGGAAATAAATCCACACCGAGCCGATCATCTGGGCGTATCGGCGCTCACGCACCAAGGTCGGCACTTCGACCAGCTCGCCGAAACGCATAACCTTTTTCGTCACCACCATCGGTGCGTCGAGACGCATGACGCGAATGGTGCGGGCGGCGACGTAGCGAAGAAACATCATCTGGCCTTCGATGTTCCGCAAAACTTCGATGTAGCCGTTGCCGGTCTGCTCCAGGTCTCGACGAACCAGACGCCGAAGCTGCACAAATGACAAGCCCGGAAACACCTCGTCGAAGAACTCTTCCAGCTTGGTCGCGGTCGGGTCGCTTTCTGACAAAGCAACCCCTTCTTTCTCCACGATATAGCCGGTGCCATCTATGTTGCTTTCCATCGCGTCAACACAGGGGCCGAGCGTGTTGTTCTCCGAGCATATGGCCTGCAGGGTGGCGGGGTTGTACGGCGGCTCAATAAGCGACATGCCGACGCCGAGCGTGTCGTTATCGTAGTACGGCCGGAACTCGTCTTCGGCTTCGAGTGCCCGCGATATGACAATGTCGCCGATCTGCGGCGCTTTCTGCATCGCCGCTACGCCAACCATTCCGGCTTGCGTCTCGTTCGGGTCAGGCGTTTCGGCTTTTCTCATCCTAGCCACGGCATTCTCCTTGTCCGTGGCAACCTACGGGCTCGGCTCAGGCCGGGATTTTTACCTTGGTCATCTGGCCCAGGTTGTGACCCATCGTTGCGTCTGCGGGGAACCTGATCTGTGGCACCCAACCCAGCTTTTCGAACGGCAGGTTTTCCATTGTTTCGGTCACCCGCACCGCGCATTCATAAGCGCGATCTTCCGGGACCGACCAATAACCGGCGTCATGGATTTGAGCGACCGGGTGGATCATGTCGCCGTAGTTGGCATCGACCTCGGACATCGCCCAATCCAGCATATCGCCGACGCCCCCCTGAATAGGGGAGTTTACCGATTGGCGCTTGGCCTTGCTGGCGGTGAAACGATCAGGGCTGTCAATCGTTGGCAGATGACGGATACGCCCGAACGGGTTCTGGACTTCCTTGTTTTTGTAGACGAGGTTACGATAGGTCTCATGCCACGCCAACAGCTTATCAAAACGGTTGAAGAAAATCTCGCGGGCGGTGGTCGCTTCTTCCAGTGACACCTTCAAACGATACCCGACCCAGGCATAGGTCTGATACCCCTCGGCCGACATACCGTAGATCAGGCCGAAGTTCCGGCTTTTCGCCTTGTATCTGAGCATTTCGAACAGCTTCAGGTCGGTTGCTTCGAGCGCCATCATTTCTTCCAGCTCGAACCCGCCAATGTCAGCTCCCGTCACGCAATGCAGATCGATATTGTTCAGGTACATCTGCAGCATGGTCGGCTCTTCCGCCACACACGCGGCGAGGCGCAACTCGGCCTGGCTGTAGTCGGCCTCCAGAAGCGTAAAGCCCGGCAGAGCAATCAGGCATTTACGAATCTTTTTGCCCCATATCGTTCTTTTCGGAACCGTCTGGATAGCTGGGTTTTTGGCCGATTTCCGACCTGTTACCGTCCCGCCTTCGTCATCGCCCCATTCATTATCCCCCTGGTGCATGAAATAGGACGGGTGGAATTTGCCGTCTCGCTTCAGGTGGGCGAGGAAGCCATCAACATACGTGCTTTTCGCCTTCTTTGCCTGGTTCAGCCGATCCAGCACATCGCACATCGCCTTGGCTTCAGGCGTGTCAAAAAACATCTCTAGGTGTTGCTTGGCCGTCGATGGTTCGCCCGATTTTGCGGTCAGCACCTTCGGCTTCAGGTTCAGGCCCAAAGGCGAGAAAAAATAGTCTTTCAGGAGTGCCGGCCTGCCGATGGATAGGTTGTCAGCATATTTGGAGCACAGACGGCCTGGGAGCAGCGAGAGCGCCTCTTGCCCGCACTGGTGGATGGTAGTGATCAACTCCGCGTCCAGGGCTCTGTATGCCTCTTGATCGACTTGAATACCATTGCGTTCGATCTTGCCGAACAGCTTCGAGGCCGGATGCACGATGGTCAGGTAAAGGCGCATCTGCTCCGGCTGCTGGGCGAATTCCTCCAGCATCGCGATCGACACCCGCAGCGTGCCGTCAACGTCGCCACCGAGGTAATTCAGCAGCTTGTCTTTCGGCACCTTGTCCATGTGCTCCATGTCCCACTGGGTCATGGTGTCATCGTAGCCGCCGAGTAAGACATCGTAGTGCTTTATGTGCGTTTTCAACGAGTTACTTCGGTTTTCGTCCATCATCGAGCCGACCAGCAGGGTGTCCATAGCGAAATTCGTGGTTTCGATCCCCCACTTCTCCGCCACCCAGGATAGATCGAACTTGCCGTGTGCAAGTCGCAGCCTCACCTTATCGCTGGTCAGCAACCAGCGCACCGAGGCAAGAAAACGCTTCGCCTGCTCTTCGGTTTTTATGTCGCCGACATAGGCCAGGTCGGCTTTGCCTACCGTGTCTGTGAAACCACAGGCGACTATGCGGCTCCCTGCGTCGAATGGGGATAGGTGTAGGGTTTCCGTATCGAAGGCCACAGGCACGGCTTTGCCGGTCTCTGCGTACTTGGTTTCGATGGATTGGATCAGGTCTTCGAAATGCTCGACCCAGCGGTAGTCGCCATACACGGCTGCCAGTGATCCGGTCGTGGCAAAGCGTGCAACTAATTGCACCGCCCATACGATTTCAGTCTGCAAGCTGGGATCGAAATACGTGTCGGACGGGGCATAGCTCACCATGTAGCTGCCCTCGCCGTTGCCCAGGCTGTAGAGTTTGCCTTGGAGGCCGTCAGGCTTGCGGTTTTTCGGCACCAGCTTGCGCTCGGCCATTAACTTCACCGCGTCCTCGCCCATCGCCAGAACCACCTCGTCGGCTTCTGGCACATAGCAGACATCTGTGACAGGCTTGAAACGGTAGCCCGGGATTCGCGGGCACCGGTTCAACGCCGGCCCGATAATTTTCTTCACGACCGACACCGGTGACGATGTCCAGAAGACGATTTTGGTCATTACGCTGGTTTGAACTCCTTGCCGATCGTGCCGACAAAGTAGCGGGGTTTAGTATCTGCCAGCAGATTGCTGATACCGATGGTATCGGTGGGCTGCAGACCTTTGATCAGGCCGGTCAGCTTGGCGACCATGCGCCGGTTGAACAGCCCGACCGTCACCTTCTTCGTGGTCATTTCGCATAACACAACCATACCGAGATCGGTGCCGACTGCGATCAGCAGCGCGACATGCGTGCGGTCTTCATTCGTGATCCCGCAACGAATCTCGGCCGTCAGGTTCAGACGGGCGAGGCCAATCTCGGCTTTCAACTTGCCGCCGCCGGTCACTTCGTTTGTCTCGACATACAGGCTTAGGCCGAGGAAGTCGGCCAGTGCATAGAACTGCTGCTCGGTCCCGGATAATACGTTGCTCATTTCACCTGACTCCATGTCACCGAATCATCCATCGCCGGCTCCCCCTTCAACCGCACCACCACGATGTCGAGGAAGTAGCTTTCGACCGTGACGAACTCGTCGCCCTGGTCGGTGTTTTTGGCGATAACCTTGTGCGCCATTTTCTCTTTCGTGATGCCAGGCATCAGCATCCCAGCTTCGATGACGTTTCCGACATCGAGCGCGGCCAGCTCACTGAATTTCATGTTACTGGCCTTTGTCTTTGATAAGCGACGGGTCCGGCATCGGGCTGAGCAGCGTGCCCTCGACCGCACCGATCATTGCGTACACCAGCTTGCGGGCGTCGATTTTCGAATTCACCGTCGCGTGAACCGAAGCGTGATGCACACCAGACACGTTCAAACCCATGCTCTGCATGAGAGCGGAATAAGGCGAGATATTTTCCGCTTCGAACCGAACCGAGAACGCTTGGCCCTGCCAGCGGCCTGCCATCTTGAGCTGACCGAAATCCGCCAGCAGGAAATACACGCTGTTGTTCCCGGAGCCACGAACCCGCCGGTAAAGACCATGCGCGTGCCGCAGATGGATTGGAGCCTGGGCCGTATCCGGCGAATAGACCATATAGCCGCCGGGGTTCGGGGCAACAGACATAGCCTGACCGCCAATCGGTTTCAGCAGGTCCAGCGCTGGCGTGCTCGAAGCCTTGGCCGCTTTCGCCGCCAGTTCCTCCAGGGTTTTGGGTTTTCCCGCACCACTCGCTGCCGGTTTGGCATCGGGTGTGATCGTCACACCATAACCCGGTTTCTGTGCCGGTTGCGAAGGGGACGTGCTTGCCCAGGTCTCCAATTTGGTCAGCAGTTGACCTGCCAGGTTCGGCAGACATTTCTGAACGCTGACATTCTGGCTGCTGGCCTTGGCCACTTCCTTGGAGCCGTAAATGGCCGTAATCGAATACATGCCGACCTTGATCTGCACGCCCATGTCGATGAATTTATCGAAGGGCTTGCCGTTCATCCCCTTGGATTTTAGCAGGCCAACAAAATCAGTGTTTAGTTCGATAGGCATTTGAGAACCCTCCATGGTTTTCCTATTCCGTTACGTTAGCTTTGTTGCAATTAATTGCAAGAGTTTTTACGACTCCTGCGGTTTATTTACAGGGCTTTCGGCCCCCATAAACAGGTCTTGTTGGGGATTGGTTTCGCCACGAAGTTTAGCGGCAGTTGGCGCTTGACGACTGTCATAGCGCCGCCCTTGCTTTTTTCGTCTTTGAACATATCGATCTTCGACCCCTTGACCGGCGTGATACCATACTCGTCTTTCAGCCAGTTGATCTGCTCGGTGGTCTCGACCGCTTTCTTGCAGTAATTCGTCCGCACATACTCGATCGCATTTTTCTCGCCCATCATTTCGAAGACCAGGGCCGAGAGGAACAACCCTGTGCGCCCATGACCACCGATGCAACCACAATGCACCTTGGCCCCGGCCTGTAACTGCTCGGCCGTCCAGGACACCAGCTTCTTGAAATTTACCGTGTCTGTCGGAACCCGCCCATCGGAGATCGCGAAGGCGATCTCGTAGCCGCTGGTCCAGGGGAAGCGCTTCGGGCTCGGCTTCATGAAGCTATCGAAGCCGATATAGATGTCAGCATCCGTGACTTTGGGCGAACCGCAGGAGCCGCCGAAAATCTGCAGACCTTTGCCCAGCGGCAGCGGCGGATGACTCTCGAAGCAGCGCGGGGCCAGCTTGTAGTTGTCGGACTTCTGGCCTGAGTAGTTGTAGCTCGAACCGGTCGGCGTCGTGGTCGCAAAGCCTTTCGGCTGCTGGTTGAACTCATAGGAGTTACGGTTGCCCGCAAACTGCTCAAACCATTCCTCATCGCTCATCGGTGGTTTCTTGCTCATGTTAGGCAGCCCTCAACACTTTGATTTTGGCCAGGTGGAAGCCAGGATAGACTTCCAGCAGATCGGCCGGAGGCACAGGCGGTTTCGGCGGGGTTTTCGGTTTGGCGGGCTTGTAACCAACCGAACCGTCCGAATTATAGTGGCCGACCGCACCCAGCTCGTTGACCTTATCCCAATCCATAACGCGGGGCAGATCGAACAGCTCCATGATTTTCGCGTTGGTCTGCCGGATCGCCGGGGTGCAGGATTTCGTGAATTCCTCATCCTTGCAGGTATCGATAAAAATCGGGATCATGCCGGCCCGCTGCACGTCGAGGATTTTCGTCAGGTACTTGCCCATGTAGTGCTTGTATAGGTCGCCCTTGTTAAAGATCGGGCCGTTGTTGTGGCAGAGCGTCCAGACCGTGTCGAGCAGCATAACCAGGGAATACTGGCCGGTGATAAACGAGCCCAGACAATCAGTCACTGTTGCCCACGCCTTGCCGCCGTAACCGCCACCCCAGGTGCCGTGATAAAACACCTCGTAAATCGCCTGCACGTATGGTCCGATGTCAGCCTTCGGCGGAGCCGATTTGAACTTCGCCATCGCGACCTGAGCGTTATCCGGCAAAGAACAAACGTACCCGGCCACGTCGGCATTGTACGAGTTCTTCAGTTTTTCCTTCCAGCTATCTTTGTTCTGCAGGTGCCGCGTCTCACGGGTGCAGATCACGATCAGGTAAAACAAAGCCCGCCGGGCGGCCACGCTGGTCATCGTGAAGAACCGCTCGACCAGCTCCAGGTACTCGGCCGGCAGCGGCTCCAGCGGGTGGAATTTCTGCTGGATGAGAGCGAGCGCGTGGTTCAACTGATAGAACTCGATCGCATCCGTTTCCGGGTACGGCTCGGTGTTCAGGCCATCAGCCTCGAACTTGACCATTTGCGCGGCATACACCGCGCTTGGCACCGAGCTGCAATCCAATTTCCTGAAAAGCGGCCTGGCCAGGTGATAGGCCAAGCAATCTTTTGGGTACAAAACTGACACTTCTTAACCCTCCATGGTTTAGAAAAACTGTGAACTGAACGTATCTTGTTACCGGAAGGGTGCAAGAAAAAAGTCGATGCCGGCCTTGTATGCGGATTCCGATTTATCCGCCCATGCATTCCAACGCGAAGCCGCCCACTGATTCCGATTTGAAGCCGCCCGGCGTTCCGATTTGATGTCGTCCACCTGAGCGTCTTCAACAGGGTCTGGTTGAAT